GGGATTTACAACAACAGATGCATTGGATACCCAACGATGTACCTTTAAATACAGATGTAAAAGATTGGAACAATCATCTAACAGATGAAGAACGTAACTTAGTCAAACAAATTTTTAGATTGTTTACTCAATCTGATGTAGATGTGGGTGCAGCTTATATTCATAAGTATATGAAATTGTTTAGAAAACCAGAAGCACAACTTATGATGTCAGCTTTTGCAAACATGGAAGGCATACACCAAGTAGCTTACAGTCAGTTACTAGAAACAATTGGTATGCCTGATAAAGAGTACAAAGCTTTTGCTGAGTACGAAGAGATGGCTAACAAACATGAATATCTTTTAGACTTCAAACCAACTAGAAAGAACAAACAAGAGATAGCTAAAGCTTTAGCAGTTTATTCTGCATTTACCGAAGGACTACAATTATTTAGTAGCTTTGCAATCTTGTTAAACTTTCCGAGGTATGGCAAGATGAAAGGTATGGGTCAGATTGTTACGTACTCTATACGTGATGAATCTTTACATGTTGAAGCTATGACTAAATTGTTTAGGGAGTTCATAAAAGAAAACCCCGAGGTCTGGACAGACAGCTTAAAGAAAGAGCTTTACGATATCTGCAGAAAGATGGTAGAGTTAGAGGATAAATTTCTTGATCTTGTATTTGAGATGGGTAATCTTGAAGGACTTACCAAGGATGAGATGTATGCATACAATAGATACATAGCTGATAGAAGATTATTACAGTTGGGATTAAAACCAAACTTTAAACAAAAAGACAATCCTTTGGAGTGGATTGATGAAGTGATAGGTGTTGAGCATCAAAACTTTTTTGAAGGTAAAGCAACGTCATATATGAAAGCAGGGCTGAGAGGAAATCATGGAAGTTTAACTTTTACGGAATTGCAAAATGAAAAAGAATGAAGCCACATTGATTAGCTACAAATTAGTAATAGATCAAAAAGGAAAAGTATATAGTGAACGTAGTATCAGTGACATAGACCAGATCGAGGAACGATTTAATCCTATCCTGTTTAATACTTTAAAAACTACGTTACGTAAGGCATCCTCAGAACTAGATGCCATACATAATAAAATAGAAGCAGACTTAAATTGTAGAATACAATAGTTACTGAGCTAGAGGATTCTTGTTTTCATCTTTCAGTGTAGCTACATCAGCTTTGAGTGTGGCTACTTCGGTCTTGAGACCAGTAATATCAGAACTATTATCAGGGATAACAATTCCGTCTATTTGTTTTTCTAAATAATTTACAGAAGTTTCTATAGCTACGAACCGTTCTTCAATTATTTTTTGAGCGTTTTCTGTGTCTCCAATCCCACCTATTTCCGCTTCAAGGTTTTCTAATCTATTTACATAAGTAGCACCAGTATATCCAAACCCTGCTAGGGTTGCAACGATACTAACTAAAGCTATTAGTTGTGTAGTTTTATTTTCAAACCATTCCATATTTTTCTCCGTTAT